GAGTTTCTTTCTTAAGATCTAATGATTTGATTTGGTCCTTTTGAGTTCTTATTTTGTCTTTAATGAGATTATTCATCGCAGAAAAAATACGAATATCCAAAAGGTCTTCAATCACCTCACGACGATTTGCAGTAGTCAGTTGCATAAAAGGTACAAAAGTACTACTACCCAAGATTACGATTTGAGTAAAAGATTTATAATTTACTTTAAGAATGTTTTCTTCTAGAATTTTTTGATTTGCACGGTCATCTGCCTCTTTATGCAAAGGGACGCCATTCACCTCAATATCAAAAATATTAGGTTTAATACCACGACGAACCAAATATTCTTTGTTGTTAATTGCAAATTGGATTTCTACAAGACAATCTTTTTCGTTGGTAGTATTAATAAGTTGATTTTTATTAATTTTACGAAATGCCTTATTAAATAAAACAAAGGTGAGTGCATCTAAAAGTGTAGATTTTCCTGCACCATTTGTTCCAATAATAAGATTTGTATGATTTTTTTCAAAGTCAATTTCTGTAAAAGTATTTGGCGATGAAAGAAAGTTTTTATATTTAATCTTATGAAATATCAACATTTTTGGGGGGAATTACAATATCATTGGGGGTAATCACAGCATACTTATAGTTGTGTATCTTACAGGTTTTTATGGCAAGTTCATCATCAACTTCCACAACATCCATTTCAGTTTCTTCTTGATCTTCAAGCATTATAGCATATCTAACTGCATCGTCCTCATCCTCAAACAAAAATAAAACTTTTTCTCCATATCGGTTTTGAACCGCATATGCACCATCTTCTTTTTGATCTTTGAGTGTAAGAAGAAACATTTTACTCTACTTCGCAAGCTTGCTGGTAAAGATCCTGAAAGATTCCTTTGATAATACTCTTATCATAACTGAACTCTGCCTCTTCAATATAACGGTTTAAGATTGTTAAAGTATTTTCATCTTCACTAATTTCAAACTCTTCATTTTCCTGAATATCAAAGTTCTCTATGATTTTTAATTCTTGAACTCCAACAGTATAAAGTTTATCAATAAATTTTTCAAAGTCTTTTGGTTTTGATTTTTTACGAACAATTACTTTTACAATTTTATTTTGATACTCGGTAGCATCAAACATTTGATATGGAGTATCCTCATAGTAAATGTTATAGAATAATTTATAAGGATTATTAATTGGAGTATGCTCTAGGGTTTCCGTATCAAAAATATGAAATCCTCTCGTATCATTCACATCATTCCAATACATCTCATAAGGATTTCCTAGATAAAAAATCTTCCCATTATCTGAACGAGTGTGATAATGACCCGAAAATACTTTATCAAACTTATCAAAGATTTTTGGATCTGTTCCGTGATCTTCCATTACAAGATTCTTATTGACACGAAATCCTTGAAGTTCTAAATGCCCCATAGCAATCTTTGCTTTGGACTTTTTAATTTGTTGTAGTGTTTCATCATAGTTCTCACTACAAATCCATGGAATCATCATAATATCCAGACCACCAACTTTAACGGTTTGTGGAGAACTATAAGTTTTGATGTTGGGATAGTCCTTTAGAAGGAGACTTGGGGAATTGACATTATTGGTATTTTTGTAGTAACAATCGTGGTTTCCTATAATCATATGAGTTTCATATTTGGAAAGAGGTTCAAATACAACACGCTTTGCCCATTCCAAACTTTGATAATCAATTGACTTACGACTATCAAAAGCATCACCCATATGAATAACTGCTTCTACCCCGTGTTCTTTCAGAGCAGGAAAGAAGACATTATTATAAAAGAGTTCAAAGTGATCGTGAAGATGTTTAGAACCTTTCCTTGCACCATAGTGAGTGTCTGTCAGTATTCCAATACGCATAGCAGATTTTAACTAGACTGTAAGTATAGCACAGATTCTTCCATTAGCGATTATTGTTGCGATATTGAATAGCGTCTTTCATACTATTGTATTCCGAATTGTTGCCAGAAAGTACTCCATCATCAATTGTCATAACTTCATCATATCCAGTTCTTTCAATAATTTTAGTCTTAATTTCAAGTTGCTTCTTCTCTTTCTGAATACGACGAAGAAAGGCATAATGAATGATTTGAGTAAAATAGGCAAAAGGGTTAGTAGATCTTTCTGGATCAAAATTATGAATGTACTGAACGCAATTTTCAATACCGTCAGAAATCATATCTTCACGGAACATATAATTCACAAAGTTTGGTTTATATGATAAGTGTGTTGCAATTTTCAAAAAACATTCGCCAAGATAGTTTGGTATTCTTGGTTTTCCCTCCCAGCATTTTCCTCTCTCTTGTCTAGTTGGTTCTCTATCATTAAGTTTTAAGAAAGATGCTTCAACCTTTGATCGATAAACAATCATCGATTCTAACAATTCTTTATTATTTACATAATGTTCCGACTTCTTTTTAGACATAGTATTTGTCTTTTTATATAATTTTATGTTATGTCAATTATACCATACTTTGAGGACTTGACAAGAGTCTAATTTATCAGTATAATACCTTTGTTAGGTTTGAAGACAAGTAGCTTAGCCTTCTTTAAGATCTTTAAAGTCAATATTAAATATATTCTCTAAATTCTTACGAGCATCTTCTACTGTCGATACATATCCCATCTTATCAGATATTTTTACCTTACCATCAATTTCAATATCAACATCTTTATCGTTGAGATATCTTTCATAAAATTCCACCATTTGACTTTTTTTAACTTCAGTCATAGTAATTATTTTGTCATATTTAATGATAAAGAAATCATCAGAAGGTATTTCCATCCATGGTTTTACCTTGACATACTGTCCGATATGATTTGTAACAACTTTCATAATGACAGGATTTTGAAGAACTATAATAGGATCCCCATCATTCTCATCGACACAGACTAATGAGAATATTTCTTCTCCTGTAACTAGTTTAATTGCTGCGTAAAAATCTTCTCCCATTAGTTTTTAAGCGGTATATTTACAATATCATAATTAAAGTTTTCTTCGTTATAAATTTTAATTCGTTCTACTAGATGATTGAGTGTATAATTCTTTCTGGATTTATAACTAATATCATCGGCAATATCATATAGAGTTGCCTTTATTTTGTTATCACCCTTTCTTAAAACTCTACCAATTGATTGTAGATTCCTGATTCTGGATTTAGATGGTGAAGCAAAAATTACCTTATGAAGATTTTTAATATTAATACCAGTACTGAATGTTCCATAAGATGCAACGATAATTGCATTTGATTCAGTTTCAGTAATTGCCCTAACTTCTTCGCGTTCTTGAGTATCCACTCCACCGTGAATAAAAAAGACCTTACGATTTTCAGATGTATTATTATTTATGAGTTCAAATAATGGTTGCCCGTGGCTTTCTACGCGATTAAAAAGAACAAGAGTGTTTCCTTTTAAATCTAATGTAAGATTTTTAATAAAGTTATTTCTTTGACTGTGATTGATAATATATTGAACTTCGTCCTCAAAGACTTCAAATCTTTGTGGTTTATGCTTAAGAAGTAAAATTTTAATATCAAGTTTGGCTAGATGACCCTTTTGCATTAATTCATCAGTATTAACAATTTTATAAGAAGGACCAAATAAACCTTCTAATACCCACTTATGAGTTTCAGTTCCATCTAGCGTTCCAGTAAATCCAAAGCGATATTTGGCATCAGAAAGTTTAGTCATTATAGATATTAATGACTTTGATTTAAACTGGTGTGCCTCATCTCCAACTACCACATTAAATCTTGAGAAATATTGACGAGGAAGTTTGTAGATAGATTGCCAGGTTGTGATAATTACTTGCGAATCTGTTTCCCTTTCTTTTCCTGCATAAATCTTGTGACAAAATGAACCAACATCCCACCCATAATCTGCAAAATCTTTATAGAGTTGTTCTACTAGGGAAGTCGTTGGGACAACTACAAGAATATTTTGTTGCCTCTCAACATAATATCTCACAATCGCATATATCATCAACGACTTTCCAGAGGCAGTTGGAGATATCAACAACTTTCTATTATGTCTTAAAGCGTCGTATACTCCCTCAACTTGATAATCGCGTGGAGAGTAAGAACAAATAGAATTCATATAGTCTTTGACACCTTCTTTTGAGATGCCTTCATTTACCTCAAAAGGAAGACCATAAAACTTATTATCCTGAAACTCATAGGTATATTCGTGGTCCTCACAAAAACGAATAATTTTATCTAAAAGACCAACATATATTTCCTGCTTATCTACATTAAACAAATATATAAACCCATCCCACCATTTATTCTTATAGGCAGGAGAGAATTTTGCATTAGGAACCTCAAATTG